GACCTGGTAAAGAGCTTCACTATCTATATGGGCTTACCTGTGGATAACAAGATTCTCGCGAACATCACGAAAGGTGAGTCAATCGCAAACCTTGCGGCTGTAGGTAAGACCGAGGGTGCGAAGATGCACAGGGGCTATTTCGGGCCCAATAAAAATGACGAGAGCAAGATTACCCGCCGTATCATTGAGCAGATGTTCGAGGCTCCGAGAAGCGGCATGGACGAGGAGAAGTATGCAACCCTCGATATTTCTGGAGGCGGTGATATTCCGCCTATGCTCATCTGGAGGGGCAACACAATCATTGGTGCCGAGGATATTGATTCCGATGACCCTGTAGTTTTGAGGAATTGGGTCCGTAGTACGCTCGCCAAATGGGGTGTCCCTATTAAGAATTTTGCGTATGATGGTGGAGGAATGGGATTCTTCTTGAAAGAGTTCAAGGATGGAAGGTATGTGGTCAACAATATGCGTCCCGTACAGGAAATTGACTCTTATGGCAATCCGACCGAGGCTCATAAAGAATACTACGACCTGCGCTCCCAGCTTCTCGCGAAATTGGAGGCAATGCTTCTGATGGGAGAAATCTCCTGCGAAATATCACCGGCTGCGTTACTTCATCACACAAGAACAAAGAAGCTTGTTTCCCTTCTTGAGATTCTGGACGAGGAAAGAGCGGTATTTGCCTGGGAGGATAAGGCCGACTTTAACAACAAAATCAAGGCAGTCACCAAGCAGGTTTTTAAGTCCAAGTTCGGATATTCACCTGACTGGATGGATGCCATTATGCTGAAAATGATATTTAACCTTGACGCACGTCCGAGGAAGGCCGAGGTCGTTGAAATGACCGAGGCTGATTATTACCAGGCATTTAACTGTGATACAATCATCTTTTAATATATTGTGCTATGAAAGTTTCTGACTATCTGCAAAAACAAATGTTCTCTCGAAGGGTGCATAATGCGTCGCGCGGTAAGGCTTCAACCTTCAAGGGAATTGCCGGTAAGTCGCAAATGGTCAAGCCAGGTGCTCTATCCATTTATTTCAATCAGGAGAAGTTTTTGGATGAAATCCACGCCGGAGGGCATATTATCTTTGACTGCGACTATCGCTCAATGAGACCGAAGTATAAATGGGATGAGAAGGAGCAGAAGAATAAGTTCGACGGCTTCGAGGATGTATCCCGCAATGCTGTTTCCTGGCAGGAAGCAATTCGAGGCAATAAAGCTTCCACCTGTGGCGGCAATGCTCCTTGGATTGGAAACGAAGGGGGAGATGAAACAGCGGAGTTCGTGGCGAAAATTAAGTCCCATATAGAAACTGCTAATCTGCAGGCAGCTCTAATGTGTCACTTCTATGCCATCTTCGGATGCGCTGACGGTGCGCTGTACTTTTACAGGGACGGTGACGAAATTGCCTGGCAGTGCTTCTCCTACGAGGATGGAGATAACTGTACAATAGCTCCAGACTACGAGAATCCTGAGAAGGAAATGGGTATCCGTTACTTCGACTACGAAGGGCGCGATGCCGTGGAGTTCTACCGGGATAGCACAATAGACCTCTATGTTAAGTTTGACAAAGATGAGGAGCTCCTGAAAAAATTCCCAAATGCGGTTGCATCCGCGATTCTTCTCAATGAGGAGGGAACCGAGGTGGGCCGTGCCTACGAAAAGACCGAAGACGGCTTCTATCTTGTCAGCCGGAAGTACCACGGTCTTGACGAATCCCCGTTCTGCTACTTCCGCGAGAAGGACATCCCGTCCGGTCCTGTTCAGAACAATATCGAAGATTGGGAGAAGCTCCTTTCCGACTGCAATGAGAACGTGAAGTATTACGCCTACCAGATTCTTTTCCTGAGCGGTGGCGCAATTTCCCTCCCGAATGCTAACTTCGGAGGAAAGGTCATCGGCTCCAAGACGGTTGACGGAGACGCAAAGATTCTTGAACCTGCGGATGCCTCCAATACCCTTGATATTGCCTTCAAGAAGACCTACAATGCCATCTGTGACGGTTCCAAGTCAGTCTTCATTAAGCCAGAAGACCTCAAGGGACAGAATGACTCAGGTGCATACATCGCAAACCTGTACTGGCCGGAAATTCAGTGGGCCAAGCTGTTCTACGCAAGATACCACAAGTGTATGGTCAAGATTCTCCGTGTGTTCCGCAAACTTGTCGGACTCATTGAAGGCAAATCTGCGGAGTACAACTCCGTTCGCCTCAGCTATATGCTCACTCCGTTCCTGCCAAAGAACAACCTTGAGGACACTCAGATTCTCCAGTACAGCGTCGAGGCTGGATTTATGTCCAAGGAGACGGCTGCAGAGGAATCGGACTACACCAATCCTCAGGAAATGCAACGCCTGGCAAAGCAGCGCGAAGTTGAGCAGCAGATGGAATTGGCCAAAGCTACGGCCCAGGCTACAGTTACAAGTAACCAAGACGATAAGCAGTAGGGACGTGTCCCGACCTGTTTCTGTTCATTGTTCGCCCCAGCCCTAAAGGTTGGGGTTTACTTTTTACTGACTACTCCCACCACTAAAGTAGTGGGGTTCTTGGGACAAGCATAGTGCAACCACTTACTTTAAGTCCACAAAGGGATAGTCCTTCCCTTTCTATGTTTTTAGCAGCATTCAAATCTCTGTTGTGATGTGTTCCGCAAACAGGACAAGTCCATTCCCTTACTTTCAGGTTCTTGACTGTTTCTTCCTTGTATCCACACTCAGAACAAGTTTGGCTACTTGCAAACCACTTGTCTATCTTGACAAGATTGTCACACTTGTATTCAAGCATATTAATGAACATTCCCCAACCGCAATCTGAGATTGATTGTGCAAGATGATGGTTTTTCATCATACCTTTCACATTCAATGTCTCAACACATACCGTGGAATAGTTCTGTGCTATCCAAGTGCTAACCTTATGCAAGTAGTCATATCTTTGGAAAGCAATGTGTTCGTGCAGTTTTGCAACTTGCTTTACTACTTTCTTCCAATTATTTGACTGCTCTTCTCTTTTCTTGCCTTGTTGGTATCTTCTGCTAACAGTTCTCTGCAACACCCTCAATTTTCTGAGGTCGGACTTCAAGTGCTTTTGGTTTTCAAACACCTTACCGTTACTTAATGTCGCAAAGGACTTGATGCCAACATCAATGCCAACAGACTTGCTATTATTTAATTTTGGTCTATCTACCGTCTCATACAAGACAGATATGAAATACCTGTCAGTAGAAGTATGGCTTATGGTATATGATTTGATATTTCCACCTATGGGCTTATTGTGCCCCTTGAAGATTCTGATAGTTCCAAACTTTGCAACCTTTACTGTCCAATTGTCATAGTCAAGAATACAAGCAACAGGTATCCTGAAACTATCCCTAACTCCCTTCTTCTTGAACTTTGGGAAACCACTACCACCCCTGCGAAAGAAATTAGCATAGGCACTATCAAGGTTCCTGATTGCCTGTTGTAGCGATTGGCTTGGTGCGTCCTTTAAGAATGTAAGCTCTGCCTTCAATTGTGGAAGTTGGTTAATCAGTTCAATTGCTGATATGGTTGTGCCATTTTCCTTATATGCTCTCATCTTCCTGTCAAGCATAGTGTTATACACCAGCCTGCAACACCCACAAGTCTGCTTAATCTGCTCCTTCTGAGTCTTGGTAGGATTTAGTTCATATTTGATGGCTCTCAGCATTAGTTGAACTTCTGATTTTCTATGTACTTCTTAATTGTTTCTTCATTTATGCACCCTATTGTCTCGCAGTAGTAACTCCTTGTCCAAAGGCAGGGTAACCTTTTTCTAAGGTAGGGGAACTCGGCTCTCAATATCCTACTGCTCTTTCCCTTAAGATTCTTGACTATCAAGTGTATTGGAATTGTTGGTGTTCCTTTAAGGAATATGTGTATGTGGTCAGGCATTACTTCCATAGTGTCAATAGTGCAACCACTCTCTTCTGCAAGTTCAGGTAACAATTCCTTCAACCTTGTCTCAACACCACCTACAAGTACATTTCTCCTATACTTGGGACACCATATTATATGGTAATTGATGTTGACAACCGAAGTTGTATTGTGCTTAAGGTTCTTCATACATTAGTTAAATAGTTACCAAACTAATTTTCTAATGCAAATATACTAAAAATATTTCAATTTTCATAGTCCTGCTTTCATCCCATCATTAAAATATTGGGTTTTCCCGCAGAAAAATCATAAAATTATTTGTTAAATAAAATTATTTGTTGTACCTTTGTCCTCGAAATGATAAAGGACGATATAATTTTCTGCGAGTACAGGTGCGACCAGCGACGTGAATATGATATTCAGGTCGTGGAGAAAATCGTCGGTGACGTGGCCGTTACCAACGATGGTTTTCGCGTCGATGCCAACACAGGCGTTGAGCAGCACAAGAAGTACGGGGTCAGGACTTGGGTTGTCCTGTCATCAAGGACAAGAGACGAGTTCCTCAAAGTGAAAGAATACAAGGATGCGAAGAAGTGGCTCAAGAAAATCGGGGAGTACCCTGAAATGCTGCTGGCTGCATACCGCACTTGCAACGCCACCGGAGAAATAGACAATAGGGAATATTTCAACAATCTGGAACCGGACCCTTATAGGCTTCTATTCACCGAAAAGATGGGGACTATCCTATCTCAGTTTAAGAAGCCCATCTGGTGCGGTCATCCCTTCGCTTTGTCTGGATGGTTCGGCTGTCCGAGGCTTCTCAAGGGAAAGCCGGTATCTGAAAGACGATGCCAGGAATGCAGCTGCTTTGTCAATCCGAGATATGGAGACTATTTCAAGCGGCTCAGACTCATCGCCGGCGTTTCTACGGAGCGAATAGGAAAGTACCTTAACATTAAGGATTATAAGGAGCTTGAGAACGGACAAAGAAGGGCAAAGGCAGATGAAGTAGAACGTGCGCTTGAGCTGTTCTGCATTAAAGACTGGTATTTTGTTGACATCCTCAAGATGCTCTACACTCCTAAGGCCGAAAGAGACCTTGAACTTGACAAACTGTATAGAGATATAATCCAAAATAAATTACATTCATCAAAATGAAAAAAAACAAAACGGTTCAGTTTGACCTCAACGGAGAAATCAGACTTCTCCTTAACAGAAACATCGTAAAATTTGCATCGAGAGACGGTAAGTGGGAAATGTCCTTCGGTGAGGGCACTATGGAATATGCTCAGATAGTATATCTAATTTCAAAGAAGGAGCTCACTTCCCTGCAGAATCTCTCGTCATTCCTTTTCTTCACCAAGCTCATCGTTTCCAATGTTGACTTCTGCGACAGGTACAACGACTTGCTCAAGAAGTTCCTTGAGGACAACGAAGTCAAGAAGGAAGTGGACGAGAAGGAGGATGCAAAGATTCTCGCCGAAGAAAAGGCCCTCCACGAGAAAACTCCGGAAGCCGTCCAGGAGCTTGAAAACACCAAAAAGGAAAACAACGATGAGTAATCAAGAGTTCTACGAGAAGCTGCAGAAAATGGTCGAGGACCATACTCTCTTCTACGCCGAGAAAAAGCTGCCTGAAATGTTCGTCCGAGTGAAAATAGGCGGGCATTTTATGGCAACCTCGGTGGAGCACGCAGACTTTCTCCGAGTTATCCAGGAGAAGATAGCGGAAGGGCAGTTTTTCACGCAGCCTCAGCTTGACAGGTTTACCGGCAAGTCCTGTACTTTCTCAAGCTATGAGGTTGAACGCGGGAAATATGTCCGCATCAAGATTGGCAAATTCAAACTTTATACCGTAAAAGACTGGTAGTATGGAACAAGAACAAGGAATCCACTACAGAACTGGTGGCAAACTCACGCACTGTGGGTGTGAATGCCTTCCTGGAGGAAGGGACATTCAGTATATTGTAATCGAGCGCATCGAGTACAAGGAAACGGAAGAAATCGGCGGTCGCAGAGAAAACAACATCTGGATTGCACACTTCGCTCCTAATCCGTACACGAAGCTGCCGATGGTGCTCAACGCAACCAATAGGAAGCGTATTGCAAAGCTTTATCCCGATTGCAACGGCTACATAAATCTCTTGAAGAACATTCCTGTGAGGTTAACGAAGGAGAAGTGCCGCGATGCTCAGGATGGTGGCGATACCTGGGGCCTCCGCATCAGCAAGATGAGGCCGACCGCTCCGCAACAGGGAGCCGCAGAAATAAGGCAGCAGTATCAGCAGGGCCCGGCTCCTGCACCCGCTCCCGCTCCTGCACAGGCAAAGCAGACCCTCGAACTAACCGATGACGCTATGGTCTCCCAAGCCATTACCTACCTCAAGAATGGAGGAGACATCGAGAACATTAAGAAGAAGTACAATCTCTCAGCCGAGACTGAGAAGGAACTTCTCAAGAGAGCACAGGAGGCATAAGGTATGGATGAGAACATTCAGTGGTTAATCAAAAGAGCTGGATTCATATCCGCTTCTTGCCTTTCTGACCTTATGTGTAAAGGCCGTGGCAAGGATTGGGGTGATACCGCCATATCATACCTGCGCAAAGTCGAATATGAGAGGATGATGGGAACACCTGGCATCAACAAGGACGCTCCTGCTCTCCGCTTCGGACGTGAGAACGAACCGTATGCCGTGGAGTGGATAAAGGCTAACTTCCACGCCGACGTTCGATACTATGAGGAGGACTTCGAGGATAAGCCATTCATCACTGTCCCTTGGGCCAAGTTCGGAGCGACCCCCGATGTGGATATTGCTGACGAAAACGGCAATCCTATCGAAATCATCGAAATTAAGTGCACCTTCTCCGAGACAAGCACTTACTTCTATTTCTCACCGTCAGCTCCAGAATCCCGCAAGAAGGCCGAGGCCCTCAAAGAGCACCGAGACCAAATTGCCGGTCAGTTCCTCGCCTGCCCGACCGTACAGAAGATTCATATCTTGAAGTACAATCCGCAGAGAGACGAATGCGATTGGGATATAATGGACCCTACTGACCCGCGCCGTGGCATTATGTTCACAATCACAAGAGAGGAAATGGGTGACTACCTCGATAAAGTCAAGGAGCGCATCATCAAGGCCGATAAGTTCCTCAATACAGGACTCGACCTTGAGACAATCAACGAATACTACAAAGAACCATAAATTTAAGATAATGGAACAGAAACAAGTAAAACTCATTGGACTTCGCGTCCAAAACAACGGCATCATTCAAGCTGCCGAACTGACACCCGACCTTCTGCAAAAAAGGTTGGTACTAATCACAGGGGAAACAGGAAACGGTAAAAAATAGTATATTTTTTCATTTCCTATATCGTTCTTTGAAATATTTTGTATCTTTGGCGAAAAATTAGAATATGGAAACGCCAAAAGAGGTTTTTGAGAAACTTATTTCAGAAGGTCTTACTTCAAAAGAGATGATGAAAAGATTAGGAATAAGCCACAGCACACTTTTTAGGGTTCTTAAAAAGTTTAATTTAAGCATCCCTAATATTCATAATTCTGTCAAATTTAACAATCATATTTTTGATACGATAGATAATGAAAGTAAAGCGTACTGGTTGGGATTTCTTTTCGGAGATGGGTATGTGGGATATAATGTTAATGCTGTAGAATTAAGTCTAAAAGGTTCTGATATTGAACACCTTTTCAAATTTGCAACATTTTTAGAATACGACCATTCAATAGTAAGAACAGGAACAGCCAAATGTCAAAACAAGGAATATTCAAGATGTCGAATCCTTTTACGGGAGGAACATTTTCATAATAGACTTGTAGAGGTTGGATGCACATATCGAAAATCTCTCACACTCAAATTTCCTCAATCCATTATGAACCAAGAATTAGAAAGGCATTTTATGCGAGGATATTTTGATGCGGATGGATGTATAACATTGACCTCATCATTTTCCCCAAGATTGCTAATCAATGGGACTAAGGAGTTTTTAGAAGATTTCAACATTCGTCTTAATGGATGTGGAAAAATAAAAAAAACAGGAAAAAGAAATGTCAATACATTTGTCTTGGATATTTCTCAAAACCCTGCAAGAGCGTGCTTGGATTTTTTATACAAAGATGCAACAATATTTCTCGATAGGAAATATAAAAGATATGAACTTGCCGTATTACATAGCGATATGTAATATTATCATCGGGTAAAATCGGTAAACGCTGAAATGCCAATACCGAGCTAAGAATGAAGATTACGAAAGGCTTCATTCCAGTGTAGAGCATAGATATTGAATAAATATAATATATCCACGAGTGCCCGACATCTCACGCAGATGAAAATATATGCCGACCTTATGGGAATAAAACCATAAGAACTATGAGATAAAAAGCTTATAGGATAACAAAGTGAAGTCAACCCTATTAAACTCAGCAAAAATTGCTACAGCCGGGACGGACGCAATCAAGAAGTCCGATGCGCTCCCTGACGGATTCGTCGCAGAGGCCCTTTTGAGGGATGGCGATATTCCCATCTACATCGGTGTCAAGACCGACACTTATACCCGTGGTGAGCATCAGGGCGAACAGAAGCTCACCACTTACCTCTATACGAAGGATGCGAACGGCAAGACCATTCAGCCGGTCATTGACGGTGTTCAGTGGACTGCCGCTCAGTATTGGAAGGCTCTCACTACCGAACTGACTCACTCCCTTAATGACCTGTTCTCTGAGAATCAAACCGTTCACCGCAAGCTCATCGAGAAACTTTTCAAGCCCGAACTTGACGCACTTCACGCCGACAAGCTCGTGGAAGAAATCTCGGCTCTCCGCAAGGACCGTGACGCAAAGCGTCTGGTCTGCCAGTCCAACGGTGCATATATGGAACGCTTCAATGCCGACGGATGGAATGAACAGACTCTGAGCCTGCTCAAGAAGGTGGATATTGACGCCCTCCGTAAAAAAGTTACGGCCCTCGAAGTGGAGAAGGCAAAAAAGCTCGACGCACCGGAAAGCGCATACCAGATGGCCTGTATGAAGCTCGATAACGAGCGCAAGGATGCTCTGCGGGCTCTTAAGGATGAAGGCTTTGCTCTGCGTGAACAGGAACGCCTTGAACTGGAAAAGATTGAGGCCGCATACAAGGCCGACTATGAGAGCTATACCAGAGTACTCAACGAGAAAGCCAGCCTTGACGAAACCTTCTCGCAGATTCGCAGCGAAGTGGCCGAGTTTATCGGCTATCAAGGTGAGCATCGCAACGAGCAGGGACAGGTGTTCATTTATGGTGGAAACGAGACCCAGCAGGCAATCATCAAGGGCTTGGATTCAATCTATGCGAGTAAGAAGGCAGCCTTCGCTGAAATCAAGGAGCCGGTCAAGGGCGCAGTGAGCGCGGGGCTCCAGGAAAAGATTGCCAAGAAGATTGCGGAGTACAAGCTGTTGTCCGAGACTCCTATCCAATATCCGGAGAAGTCCAAGGTTGATGTCAGCGACATCGAGCGCGAAATCAACAATACCAACTCCGAAATCCTTTCTGCTGAGACCACTAATTCAGTGTTTGACCGCTACCAGATGTGGCAAGGTTGGATTGCTGCCGACGAGATTTACAAATCCAAGGTTGATGAGCTCCGTAAGCTATATGCATCCATCGACACAGGCGTTGAGGGAATGAAGATTGTCCCTCGTGACACTGATTCCGGAAAGGTAGAAGTATGGGTTATGTACGATGGCTCATACAATCCAGAATACTTCGGAAATCCGCAGAAGGAACAGAGGTTTATGTTCGACTACTCCTCTTTCCAGCGTACTATTATCGGCCTGATGCTCCAGTCTGCCCGACTCAATCTCAAGCCTCGTGCACTCCGTCTCGCATTTATTGATGACGTGGCCTTTACTCCTCGTGACATCGCTGTCCTCACTGACATATCAGAGAAGCTCGACCTTAGGCTCATTACAGCCTGGACCCACGAGGCCAACAAGCAGGAGCTTCTTGACGGACAGGTTCTCGTTGAAGGAGGCGAGATATTCTTTGACAAGCAGTAGATGGCAAAGTCTCTCCTATACAACGAGTCGTATAATATCCTCAAGGATATTCTGACGATGTGCTCTCTTATGTTCCAGAAGGGAATCGTAGATGCCAACGGCTTCTGCGACCCTCTGGAAATGAGGGCCTTTGCCAACCGCGAGGAGGAGGAGCATTACACGACATTGAAGCTGATTATCAAAGGGAAAATTCATACGCTCGACGAGAGACAATACCTCAACATCCTCCGAGCATACGCCTCGGAAGACAAACTGTATTACTTCCGCAACTTCACGATAAATGGAGACGCGAAGATAATATCAGCACTATGCACCCTTATGGACTTCTGCTATCGTATCGGTGTTGACCGCACAACGGTCTATGACCGCAGGCGCATTGATACGATGCAGAAGACTGTAAGAGTCGGTGGATACACATACCTCACGCCAAAGGGCTCTATCCGAGAACAGCAGTGGTTCGACGAAGTGCGCAAGTATATCACTATTATCGAACTTGAGCAGTGTTTTAACTTTGTAGAATTCGAGAAGCGTAATAATATGTCGGTCCTCGATGAGTTTATGGCCAAGGTTATGAAATCTCAGAATGAACTGAAAACAACACAAGAGATAGAAAATGAGCGAAGAAAATTCATCCTCTCTGGAGGTAACGCATAACATCCCGTTCCACGTCCAGAAGTACAAGACAAGAATGCTGATAGTCCCATTCGGCTATCCCTTCAATTTTGACTTTATGACAAAGGCAGGAGCCGGGGATGTCATCTCCTTGGCCAATGGAAGCCTCGTGAGAATCCTGCATAAGACCACTGTGAATGTCAGCAGCTCTGTTGCAGACATTCTGGCCTATTCCCTTTATGGGAAACCGATGAAAGACCTTTTCCTTGACTTCATTGAGGAGTTCGGGGCTGAAAACATACAGAATGAAGAAGTAATAGTCTTTACTTATGAACCAGTTGAATGAAGGTGAGCCTCTCATCCTCACAAATGAGGATGATAAGGTCTGCAAGAAATGCGGACGCAGATTGTCTATCCTGCGCTTCTATCGCAAGCGCAAGGCAGCAGATACATATCAGGACTGGTGTATAGAATGCCAGCGTAAGTACAAGGCCGAGAATCGAGCCAAGAAGGAAATCCTTCGGGCAAATATCGGCCAGATGACATTTGATGAGATAGTGAAGAATTATCGGTCGCTTGACCGGGCTTCACTCATTATAATCAAGAAGACCCTTACAGCTGTACTGAGGGTTATTGAGAAGAAGTTGAAGTAATGGAACTCAGACCCTATCAAGCAAAATTCATTAAAGACATTCGTCATTCTCTTGGAAAGAACAGACGCATTGTCGCAACGGCTCCGACTGGCTCCGGTAAAGGTGTAATCCTCGGAGCCATTTCGGAGCTTAGTTCCAGGAAGGGAACTCACGTCTTAATCGTCTCGCACCGCATCGAAGTGGTGAAGCAGAACCTTAAACAAGTTCAGAAGTTTGGGATTGTCTCCGAAATGGTGTCTGCAAAGTCCAGAAATGTGCCAAATTCGGCGATTGTGGTTGCGATGGCACAAACCCTTTACCGAAGGCGCGAACGCCCAGAATGGGCCGCTTTCTTGCGAAATACGGACTTGCTCATAATAGACGAAGCTCACGACTCCAATATGAACTTCCTTTTCGAGTGCATCACTACGAATTGCTTTGTTATCGGACTGACAGCAACGCCTGTTCGATACGGCAATCAGAGGCAACTCGGCCTTGACTATTTTGACATAGTACAGGG